ACCTCATTTTTTCGCTGTAAGATAATCTTCTAAGATCATTTTGACCGATAATATAAAAATTATCATCTGGATTATTATATGCGAGATTGACTAAAAGTCTCACCCAATCATCACTACCACTAAAGAAATTACCCTTTGAGCCTACATCTATAGTTTCAAACCTCAAAGATAATCCGACCTTTGCATACGCAATATTAGACATTTTTAACTCTTCCTCTTAACTCAGTAGAAGAGAATGAATGCTTTCTTGAATTATAATATATTGGACATAATCCTTTTCCAGTATGGTCTTTGTCTTTATATTCTTCACCAACTATTCTTATATCTGGTTTTATCACCAATACCATGTCTATTATATCCTGTTCAGAACTGAATGGTATTATCATGTCAACATAGGATATTGAACTTAGTTGAACCCACCTCTCAAACATTGACTGAATTGGTTTTTGTTTTTCTTCTCTATCATGCGTTGGGTCACACAATAAACCGACTATTAGATAGTCACACCTTGATTTTGATTCTGCAAGCATTGATGTATGGCCTGCATGAAGTAAATCAAAGGTTGAACAAGTAAATCCTATTCGTTTTCCTTCTTTTCTTATTTTCTCAATCTCTAGTAAGTTCATATATATCTTCAATCTGTTTCATAATATAATCCTTTGATGTATGATATTTGTACATTCTAATCCAATGACTCATCTCAAGAACTCGTAGTTCGTGTTTTATGCTATCATACTTTTTGATAATCGCATTATAAGTTTTCATATTACCACATTTTTTAAGAGATGTCAAGAACTTTGATATATCTAATAACCAAGAAGAATACACATCTGGTAAATATATTGGATCAATATAATATGTTGTTTTATCTCTGCATAGAATATTATCTATACTTGCATCTCCATGACAAAAACTTTTATGATTATTAAAAAAGTCAGAATGTTTACCCATGACTGATAGATATTTACTATCTAGTCCATGTGACTTCACTCTATCAATATAAGTTGAGAAATCTGGTATCACATGATGCAAATAGTTTTTATTACTTTCTAATTGTCTAGTTACGACCTCATAATCAAGACTTGTATTATTGTTGATATATTCTAGAGATATTGTTTGACCGACAACCTTTAAAACTTTTGGTGTTTCTAGAGAACTACTTTTTGATGTCTTATACCACTGCACAACAGATGGTGTATTATCGGCAGTCTTATGAACAATATTACCAGCTCTGTATACATCTGCACCAGATAATCCACCTTTAAGTTGTTCTATCTCAAGTGATACAAAATCGTCTGGTGTTATTGCTTTATCATCAACATAATACGCACCCAGAGGTTTACCAAAAATTAATTTGTGATAGGGGACTTTGTGATTCCACATCCACTTAGTTATTATTTCACTATATTTTTCCTCTGCATCTTTTGGATTTTTTGCAGACAGACTTCCTCTAGCAGTGTGAAGATATATTTCCCAACCATCATCATACATTGATTTAAGTTTTTGTATAACAGGAGGGTTTGGTTTTGCATTTTTCCAATCTCTATTATCACAAAAACTTATTGTGTCATCTATGTCACATACTATTCTTTTATTGTACAAAGTATCTCCTGTGTAATCTCGTTTGATTCTTTCAAATTTAAATTTGTTTTTCTAATTATATTTTTATTGTAATTTTTGTTTGATAATATTATCTTGTACTTTTCTATTTGTTTTATTCTTAATTTTATGTTCCTCAAAAATCTCTGATCATTCCCATTATTTCTCTTCTCTGATCTTTTAACTACTAGCTCTAATGGAGAATCAAGATAATATAGTTTGTAGTTAAATTTTCCATCTAACAAATACTGATGCATTAACTCTCTGTCAACAAATTTGTTACCATCAAGAATTATATGTTTCCAATTAGAATATTCTGTTTTTAAAAAATTGTTAAACTTTTCTATCCCCACCATCACACCATCTAAACCAGATGTGACATGACCTATTTTTCTACCAACTGTTAATATTCTACCTCTACGATAACAACGAATATTGTATTCATGTTCCTGTGATTTACATCTATGAAGATAAGGTGTGCCTATGTTATCAAATACATTTTTGAGAATCGTAGATTTACCTGTTGCACTTATCCCACACAACCAGATGATCATGATTTTTTTATTCTTGGGTCTATAGAAATAATGAACAGTCTTCCATCAATCATACGACTAGCAACCTCTTGTATAGCTTGAAGTTTTTCTGGAGATCCACTACCACCACCATCGATAAATCTTTCATATTTTGCACCTGTTTCAAAATTAACAAAAACTACTAAATCATGTGGCATTTTCTTTTTACCAATTTTTTCCTCTAATTCTTTCGTTTCTTTAACAGAGTTTTCATCAGTTAGACCTTTTACCTTTTCATATCTTATCAACATACCTTTTAAGCCACAAAGATAATTAATAATTGTTTTACCTATCATTCCACGAACAGACTTTATTTTTTCGTGATCCTCTAGAGTTCTATCCAAGTCTTTTTCAATAGGTGTTAGTTGTTCTTCAATTTTTTCATCCCATACATCTTTATTTGATGCAACTTTTAAACCACGATTACTCGTATCTATTGAGCCCTCTTCTCTTCTTACATCCTCTGCTCTGTCTTTTTCACATTTTTTTGTAACTTTGTTTTTAACAGATTTAATATCATTTTTACTGAGTTGGTTTTCATACCCCTTAAAAAAATTAAGTAATGCTGGGTGATCAAATTTCGGTAGTCCACCAGCATCTTTTGTTTTTCTAGTTAATAGGTTACCCTTAACAACTTTATTATATAATCTAAGCACTAGGGTTTCCTCATTGGTATTTTTTTGTCTATACGTTGTTAGTTTATTTAACCACGCACTAAGATCCTCTAAGTCCTCTTGAGTTAATACATCAATATATTCCTCTGGTATCAAATTACTGTACATACCTTTGTTTCTCATTGATGAGTTTATAAAACCTCGACCTCTAGAATTACCGCCAATAATTATTTCTAAACCATTTTTCGTGATATGATATTGATAACCATTTTGTCGCCAATGTTCTGGGTCTGGATTTTTATTAAAATCTTCTGTCAATCCAGAGACATGAGATGTTATTGCAGTGCTCATATCACGGCCCTGAATCCATCTTCCGTTTGGATAAGGTTTCTCACCTGTTTTAAAAATATCCTCATACCACTCTAATAATTTTAATTCATCACTAAATACTTTTTCTGTAGTTTTGTCTTCATGTTTATCAATTAATTTTTTTATTTTCTCTAACTGAATAGAACTAGCCATCTCTGCATATGTTACATATCCTTGAGAGGTTGCTCCATTGGCGTGTTTGTTATAACAGTCTTCACCAAAATCATATTTTAATGTTTCAGTTTTTGGGTCTAATTTAGGTTTCCTACTATAAGGCCAGTTATGTGACATTATATGATATTGTTCATACCAACCGATATAGTCTGAGTTTACTACCAATATCTCATGTTCGATTGGTTTTGATGAATTAATCATATCATCATGCATTTTTGGATTAGGAACATTCTTTTTATTTGAAGATCCATTATACTCTAATATTGTTTTCTCTGGATTTAATTGTTTTTCTAGAATACTCACGCTATCTGTGTAGTAATATGTTTTCCATATGTTATCTTTATCTATCCAAATTTTTCTACGAATAACATAGTTAAATAGTTTTTCTGGTAATTTTTGTTCGTTTACTATTATTTTCTTCAATTTCAAATATTTCCTTTAAATAAAATCTTCTAGGTTTGGCAACACCTAATACCCAACTCGTTCCATTTTTTTCTTGAGATTTCTTTGGTATCTTTTTATACCCTCTGCTTTCTTGCGAGCCTTCTTCGCAGATGGTTTTTCAAAATACTGTTTTTGTTTGAGTTCTTTGAGTAGTCCCTCTTTTTGTAGTTTTTTCTTGAGGGTTCGCATTGCACGTTCAACATTTCCATTCTTTACCACTACTTGCATACTTACTCCGCTAAATGTATTGCATCTGGATACTCTTCATTTAACACCTCTAACTTATCTCTTGCAGATGTCATTGCCTCAACTAATTTATCCATTTCTTCAAAATGTTGTGGATGTTCACCAATCCCCACAGGGTTGTTTAGATATATGTCTAAGTTTGCTTTGTGCATTTGGTAGTCTGCATCATACTTAGTTTTTAATGCGTGTACTAATTGTTCTTTCATAATCACTCCTATTCTTCTCGTTTACGTCCAATATTATACTTAGTGCATAATTCCCAATCATCTTTGTCTTTAAAAGATATAATCTTAATTTGACTCAAAGGTGCAACTGGATCTGTGTCACCCTTGACTTCTACTAATCCCCAATCACCTAGTAACTTTGCGATTGTGTTTCGTCTTGCAATATCATTTTCTGATATGTTTGTTTCTTTACCATCTAGTGCAAATAACTCCTTGAAATGTGCGATATAGTATCTACCTTTTTTATGAAGTATGTGTGCAGATTGCCATAGTATTTTCTCTCGTCTGGATGCAACACCCATACGACTTAATGTTTCTCTTACTTTTAGGAAATCGTCTGGTTCTTTGAGAACCACTTCTAGCATTTGCTCTTGTGACCACTTATCCATGTTTACCACCTTTACTCAAACTATTCTTAATAGTCTTAATCTGTTCATCATTAAGTACATCAAGAGCGACCTTTGCCTTCTCATTACTATAACCATAATACTCTTTAACATACTCTATGTTTTTTATTTTCTTCGCCTTCAGCCAAGGAGTATATCTATCTCTTGGTCTTAAACTATTTAGTAAAAAATCAAATTGTAGTTTAGAGTCTAGGTGGTGGTGAATATTCATCTCATTCACCAGATGGATTGTATCTGGGAATGGTGCAACACATTTATTCACGATAAATGGTGCATACCTTTTTTCCCACATTTTATCATCACTGTCCATGAGTTTTTCTTTTGTCTTGTTTATCGACTTGAGATAATCTTTTAGTTCATATGTCATT